TAAAAAAAAAAAAAAAAAATTTCAATTTTATAATTTTTATGTGAGTTTTTTCCAAATAAAAATTATAACTCGTTAAATTGATTATATTAAAATATAGCGATATGAGTCCTTTACTCTCTGGAATGCACCATCTGGACCTGAACTCTTACTTGATGGCATATTACCATACAAATACATTGCATAGGCATTTTGATCATTTGTTACTCTTGTATTTGGCATACTATAAAATGGTATCATTGATTTGTCTAAATCATAATTGTCTTTTAAATCTCCATATAATTGTTTGTTGGTATTTATTATACTTGGATTCAACATTTGTGTTTGTTTTTTAACAGCACTATCAATTTCATCATAAACATCTGGATTAAAACTTGGTGCGGCTGCTAATCTATCAGGATTATCTCCAATATCAGTTAATAAAACATTACCAAAAGGATTTTTTTTAGTAGTTGGATAAAAATCTGAACGTAAAATATTTTTAAGTGTGACAGGATCTTTCATCATGGGAGCTGGTGATAAAGCAGATGGTTGAACAGATGGATTTACAGAAAAACCTTCTTTCTTAATTAATGAACTAATAAGATTTTGTTTTCTTAATTTATAAAGTGTAAATACAATAAGTAATGTTAAAATTCCTATAATAATTAAATTTATATTTCTTGTAAATATAAATCCTAAAACTGTCATAAGGATAACTAATCTACTAATTGCGTTTAATTTTGATTCAAATGTCATTTGTTTAGTAGGCCAAACTTGTAAAATACTTTCTTTATTAAATAATATTGTGGGATCATTTGTCCAAAATGGAGTTGTCATTATATATTATATAGAATTTTAAAAAAAATGATTTACTTATATTACTTTTTTAACTTTATAATTTTATTCAATATTCACAATTTTATTTAATGAAAGGAAAAACTGAATGTAAATTTTTACAATAACTAATTTTCAAATCTGTATAATTTATTAATTATTTCTTTCCGGTCTTCTTTCCATTCTTCTTTACTTTATTTGGAGGAGGTTTTGCACCTCTTGGTGTTTTTTCTACTTTTTCCCCTGTGCTAAATATCTTTATTAGTTCTTCCTCAGAAACAAGTGGATTTGGTATAGGATTAGGAATATTAGAAGATGTATTTGAAGCTTGTTCTTTTGCCTTTGCATTTAATTCTGCTTTAGCTCTTATTCTTTCTTTCATTTTAGCAGTTTTCATATTTCTATTTAATTGAGCTTCCATAGCTCCCATATTAATTTTAGCACCTTTTCCTAAACCTGGAATACCCATTTGTGAAAACATTTTTTGCATATCTCCCATTCCTGGCATATTTTTCATCTTATTTAATAACTCCACTCCTTCTTCCATTAACTCCGATTCTTTGATTTCACCTGACTTGATTTTTTCATCAATTTTGCTTCCAATATTCTTAACCATATTCATCATTTTTCCGGGGTTTTTAAATAATTTTTGAAAAACATCTTTTGCATCCCCTGTATTCTCCATATCCAAATTTAAATCTTTAGCTGTATCTTCTGCTAATTCTAAAGCTAATTTACCCAATTTTCCTCCCATCATAGAATTAATATGTTCGTGTAATTGTTCTGCATTAGGCATATTTTCCATATTTATTCCACTAAAAGAAGCATCCATTCCATTTAATGGAGCACCACTGGCATCAAATAAATTCTGCATTCCCTCCAATGTTTCTTCTAATTTTCTCTTTAGTTCATCTTCATTTATAGCTTCAAATAATTTTGCTGTATCACCTAATTCTGAACTATTATGAACTGTTCCTATAACAGAAAATAGTATTAGTTGTAAATATTTCCATATTGTTTCTTTTGTATTATCACTTATATCAAGATTCCAAAGTTGTTTAAAAACAATACAAGGCAAAAATTCAGTATTAACATCTGAATCTTCCTTAAAAATTTCATTATTTTTATATAGAATATCAAAAAAACGTTCAGGAAAACGATTAACACAATGTCTAAATACAAATAATGTTTCTTTATTTTTTGATTGTTCAACATTATCTGATGGTCTATTCCACCATCTTGCTATAACCCCAGAATATTCGGGAAATGTTATTAAAATATCAGATACAAAATCATTAATAATCTTATAAAATTCTTCTGGTGGAGTTAAATCTTCTACAGATTTTGGTTTTTCGGACATTATTATTATAAAGTTAGTAAAAGAAATATATTTAAATCAAACTAATTTAAATATATTATTTTAGTAAAAAGATTTATTGGGGAACTAAAATAGCCAGTTTAGATAAATTTTGAATATATTTCATAGTTTTTGCTTGGTTTTCAGAAGACATATCCTTAACCGGTTTCCTAAGACGATCTATGGATTCCATAATTTTATCCGCATTTTCATTCTTAGCTAAATCAGTAGAGTAATCTTTGGTTAAAAAGAAATTAATATCACTATTCTCAATTTGTTCTTTATATGGTGTATAAACATATTTAATCCAAATTTTAACTAATAATTTAGGATTAGTTTTTCTAATAGTAATAAGAGTATTTTTAGCTGTTAAAATATCAACGTCATCAGGAAAAACACTTTGAATATCATTAATAAATTCGGAAAAATGATCATTAAAAACGGTAACTAAGTTTATAGTCATATTGTTTCTATTTTAAATGTTTGTTTTTCTTTAAATGATATTTTACGCAAAATATTATTCAAAACGAAATATCAAAATCTAACATTTGTTGTTGTAAGCTTGTAAAATATTTAGTGGTTTCATTATATCCTCCAATAAATTTGTTATTATCAAAAACCATTGGAAACATTCTGTATTCTTTGCCAATTAATTTTTGTATAAACGTTAAAAATTGTTCTTTATTATCTAAAATAAAATCATCACAATCAATAACATTAAATAGTATATTATTATCTTTTAAAAAAGTTTTAACTTTTGCACAATAAATACAGTTGTTTTTACTATAAATAGTTACTTGTCCTTTTTGAGGAGAAGGTATTTCCATAATATATTATTATAATTATTATCTAAATATTTATTTATAATTTATATTTGCTAACTCCTCATCTCTTTTGCGTTGTAATGCTTCAACACTCATTTCACCTTCCTTAAGTTTATCTGTTTTATATTCAAAATCATCTTGAGGTAAATTTATATTTAAATTCATTGAATCATTCAAAGTAACATAATTATGCATTTGCCTTAATCCACCATTACCTTTAACACTTAATTCTGTATCATCCTGATCAAGAAAACTATAATTATCTGAAACTATTCCCCCATTAAATCCACTAAAAGCTCCAAATCCATCTTGAAAATTTAAAGGCTCCATATTATTTTTAGTAGCTTTCTTAATTTCTTGCTGAACTTGTGGTCTTAAATGTTTATATATTTCATCTCCATAAATAACTTTATAATTTTGATTTAATAATAAAAGAGCGGGGACTCGTGTAATATTTTCTGGCATAAGTAATTTCTGACCGGTTTGTAATATAATAAATACTTTGCCATTAGAATCTTTAACTCGCTTATCTATACAAATAAAATGAATGTTATTTATATTTTGTGTTTTACTAACAGCTTGTAATAATTTTTTTGATGGTTCACAGAAATTGCTATAGTATAAAATACAGCTCATTTAAAATACCTTAAGTTTTTTCCTATAAATTTTGAACTAATTTAGATAATTGAACATTTATGAAAAAATTGAATTATAATTATTACAATATTAAATATATAATTATATATAGATAGAATGACGTCAAAAATTACTAATTTAAAGGAAGAGGATGGAAGAATGACTTTCACCATATCTAATATAGATGTTAGTTATATCAACGGTATAAGAAGAACTATTTTATCAGATATTCCAATTGTTGTTTTTAAAACTACCCCCTATGAAGAAAATAATGCTAATATTATTTTTAATACATCAAGGCTAAATAATGAAATTATTAAACAACGCTTGAGTTGTATTCCGATCCATATTGATTATTTAGATATTGATAAAGCCTCCATAGAAAATTATCTTCTTGAATTAGATGTAGAAAATAAGACAGACACAACTATGAACGTAACAACCAAAGACTTTAAAATTCTAAATACTTTATCTAATAAATATTTAGAAGAAGGTCAAGTGAAAAAAATATTTCCTCCTTTTATTCCCTTAAATGGAAGTGGAGAATATTTTATTGATTTTCTTCGTCTTAGACCAAAAATTTCAGAAGATATACCAGGGGAAAAAATTAAACTTACATGTAAATTTACTGTCGGAACAGCCAGAGATGATAGTATGTTTAATGTAACAGGGACTTGTTCCTATGGTTATACTCCTGATTTAGACAAAATAGAGGAACAATTAGAAATTCGTAAACAAAAATGGAAAGATGAAGGGAAAAAAGAAAATGAAATTAAATTTGAAGCATCTAATTGGAAACTTTTGGAAGGAATGCGTTATGTAATTAAAAATAGTTTTGATTTTGTCATTGAATCCATAGGAATTTACAGTAATGAAAAAATTATTATTGAATCATGTAAAATTCTAATAAAAAAATTAGAGGAACTAAAGCATTTAACTGAGTCAGATGAATTAAAAATAAAACGTTCAGATAATTTACTTGAGAACTGTTATGATGTTATATTAGTAAATGAAGACTATACAATTGGTAATATCTTAAATTTTGAATTGTATAAAATATTTTATACAGAATTTAAACAGCTTGATTATGTTGGATTTAAAAAAATTCATCCACATGATAGTGATAGTATATTACGATTATCATTAGTAGATAATACAAAGGGTATTTCAACTGTAAAAGTTATGTTAATTGCAGTTATTGATGAATCATTGAAAAAAATAAAAGGAATCCAAGGATGTTTTGATGGAACAAGACCAAATTGTTAAAAAGTATTTTACTGACCGAAAGAAAAATAAGACAAGAATTGATATATTTGTATTTGTTGTTTTTTTATTGATTTTCTATAAACAATAAAAAAACAAAAACATTTACTACGTAACCAATTAGCCATTAGCCATTAGCAATATGAGTTACTCTAAATTTGTTTAGTTTGGGCTTTTATAGTATCTACCATTCTTTTTCTCATATTAAAGTTCAAACAATACATCAATAATGATGGATGTAAACTATTAACATATTTAATTACTTCTGTATTTGTAATATAAAATCCCTTTGGTCTCAAATCATTGGTAAAATATTCATGAAGTTTAAACATATGCGTTCTATATTGATCAGAATATTCTCTTAAAGGCCTTTCCTTCTTTACATAACAAGAAATATAATTCTTGTGTAGATTTTCTGTAAACATATGAACTTGATCTCTAAATTTGGACATTTCTTCTTTTGTTTCAGGATAATACTTTAAAAATTCAGGCAATTTACCAGAATGACGTAAACATAAATACTGATATTGTAGTTTCGGCTGGTTGCCCCTTAAATGTCTAACTTCCTCATAAATTGGGTTTCTAAATTTAGACCTTTCTCCAGTCTCTGTATTTTTAATAATAACTCCCATTACTTCATATGGAGTATTACCAGAAGCAAATTTTTCAATTAATTCAGTATATGTTTTAAATTCATATCTCTCAGGGAATTTTATTCCATTTAAATACCACATCCCATCTTTTTTAATACTAGAAAGATTTTCTTCTAAAATGGTAACATCTGTATCTTTTTGAATAATCTCATAAACAGCTACTAAATACAATTGAGGGATTTTGAAAGGAATTACAATTCTATTTGCAGGATGCTGTAAAATAAAACTATAACAATATCTTGGATTTAAATTTTGAATATCAAAATTATTAATAATACATGTTTCCATAAACATCTGATTAAATGTCATATTTGACCATTTATAAAATGAAACATCACCTCCAACTGTATTACGAGTTGCTATTTGCCAGTGACCACCTTCTTGACATTTTGAATCAAAAAATACATTAATCATCGTTCCCTCAATAAATTCTTCCGCAATTATATTTTCCGTATTATTAGAATATTTTAACATAAAATGTTCTCCCGACAATGATTTTGGAGGTGCAAATCCAACTACTCTTGAACCTGATAAGATTACTGAACGCAATAGTCCATATGAATTAATAAGTTCTGGACGGAGAAATTCTTTACAATACCTAATTATAGAATATTTTTCATTTGCTTTAGTAGAATAATGATTCAAAGTATAATATTTCTCAAATTCGGAAGTTATTTCTCCTGTTTTAATTAAATTTTCAAATCCTGGAATGTTTGAAAGATTATATGTAATTTGTTTATTCATATTTATTCTATAATTATAAATAGTCTTTAAACATTTTTAAATATATATAAATTTATTTAGAATAACCGTTTGCTCTAAATTTTAGATTTCTGGAAATAATATATCTAATAGAAATGTGGTAAAAGTAATAATTATAATAAATATTATTTTGAGATTTAATGATTTATAAAAATTTCTAAATTAAATATAAGATGTCACAACAATCTATAAAAGAAGAAGTAGAAAAAATACAAGAAGACATTGATAACTCACCATCTGTTCCAAATGTTTTAGACGAGGATGAAGAAATTAAAATAACGCCATCTTATATTAAGGAAAATCCTAAAGAAAAAGAAGAAATAGAGGAATTAAATTCACCAGTTGATATAGAAATAAAAGACGTCCCAAACACAGAAGTTTTATTAAAACTCGGGGATATTATTTTAATTTCTGCTCCATCCAATGAAATACTTAACAATAATGTATTTTTAATTGAATATATTGATCCCACAAAAATTAAATTAATTAATAGTGAAACATTTGAAAAAATAACCTTACCAATATCGACTGATGGTTTAATTGGTGATGGAAATATTAAATCTATAAAAGTTATAAGTAGTAATCCAGAAAATGGTTATGTTAGGCAAAATGGTTTATTACCAGGTTCTTGGATTAATATTTATTTTGGAGGAGAAATACCTACAGTTATAACAGGTAAGATTACTAATCTAGAAGAAGATATGATTGAAGTTAGAACAACAGACGATGATATAATTTTTATTAACTTTGCATATCAAGGTATTCCAGAGGATTTACCAATAGAAACTTTTGAAATAAGACCAGCTATTATAGAAAAACAAGAACAAAAAGATTTAACACCTGATGAATTGATTCTTCAACCAATTGATGAAGGAGAAGAACAACAGGAACAAGAAGTTATGGAAGAAATTCAAAAATCAGTTGTAAGAGAAAAGATTCAACGAATGTTAATTGATATGGATGATATAGAATTTGGCGATATTATTAAAGTAGAAGAATTTATTGCTATTGATAAAGATAAATATAGATATAATATTGAAACTCAAACTAACGATCTATTGGAAGAGATGATTTCAACAATTCCAAATTATAAAAGAACTAACAATGTTTTAAATAGTATTCATATTATGATTACACGGTTTTTACAATTACGTGAAATATCATCAACTTTTGATAAAAATAAAAATATTACTGGTATAATTAAACGCACTTCAGAGGATAGACCATTAGCTGAATATTTAGCAGATTTTAAAAATAAACTTTATTGGATTATGATGGTTGCAAAAAATGTAAAAAAAATATATCCAACTTCTAAAATAGCGGAATATAAAAGATATGATGATTATGAGACTATAAATTTAAATACAGATTTAAAAGAAATGTCATCTTTATATATAACACGACAATCAACAAGAAATTTAACAAATCGTTATTCAAGTTTTACATATCAGACCTTGGATAATTATATCACTCCATTTTATTCAATAACTCCTGACTCAAATAATGATGTATTTGCCGAACCAAATGGAATTATTATTGAAGGAAATGTTGAAACAGATATCAATACAATAATTGATAATTTAGGAGATTTATATTCTACCATAGTGGGGAATTCTGAAATAACGAATAGGCGATTTATAATTCAAAGGTATAATTTGGCATTAGAAAAATTACACGCAAGTAGTTTTAAAGGTCAAAAATTAATAGCTCATCGTGTAAAAGTTGCTCCTAATGATCCAATATCTATTAATTCAATTATTACACTTCCTGAACCTATTGTTCGTTTTTCTCAAGTTAATTTACCAGGTAGTAATTTATTGATTAAAGCAAATTTAAATCTCCATTTTTTAAATTATTGGCAATTATTAAAACAAAGAACTGATTTAACCAGAATAACTATTGATGGATTAGATAATGAAATAGAGTATGATGATACAAATTTTGTGGATAATATTAAACAATATTTATTAGATTTAAGTGAATTTGAAAAACCGGAAGAAATTACAAATTTAGATATATATAAAATATTCTTAAGAACAATAATTCCAAAAATAAGAGTTTTATTTTTACTTGTAAAAAAATATATCAAGGGGAGATTATCATTAGTAGATGTTGTAAATTTTTTAGAACCATTTATGATTTACCCAATTGATTTAACATATATGCAATTAAAAGAAATCAATAATTTTTTATATGAAAAAATAAAAGAATATAATTCAAAATTTAAAGATTATGGAATGGCATTCTCAAGATTAAAATATTTTAACCAGCCAGTAAGAAAATCAATTGAAAAAGAAAAATATATTTTTTCTAATCCACTATTTAATATATTATCTGAACAAAGTAATTATAAAAAATTAGCTTTATCTACAAAAATAATCGATATGTATGGATATTCAGAAAATAATATGACTATAAGTGGTTCAGAATTTTTAAAAAATATAACAATTGCAGATTACGGAAATTTATTCAATACTGCTGTTGCTTTTACAAATATTGAACTTATGTTTCCAAAAAGTTTATCGGAAGTTTTTAATAATGATAACGAACGAATGAAAGAAATTATAGAGAAAGATAAAAAAGAAGATAAATGCTCTTCATTTATTATTGCTAAAAAATATTATTCTATTCAGGCTTTATTAGAAGATAATGAAAAACCGATATATTATGATAGAGAATTTGATACAACAAATTATGATATTATCGAAGAAAAATATAAAAAAGAACGAGACAGTTTAAGTTCGGAGGATTTTATTTTATTTTTGACAGAAACATTTAAAACAAAAGAAAAAATTAGTGAAGAAGCAGCGGAATATATGGCAACGACACTTGTAAATCAAGCTAAAAAAGTTAGAGAAGGAGATTATGCTCTTTTAATTACCAATTTTGATACTATTGATGGTGAAAAAATAGCAGAAGAAATGGAATATTATGTGAGAAATAATGATAAATGGGTTTTAGATAAGGATGTAGATCCAAAAGTTTTTATAAAAGATGACGACCTATTATGTAATATAAATTATAGTTGTGTTTATAATACAGCTGAAAAAGGAGAAGATAAATGTGAATCAACAGAAGTAGCTAAAGATGTTATAGTTAAAAATACCTTAAAACAAATTATTGATCAATTTGATAAAAATTATGATATATCCAAAGTTGAATTAAATAATTCAATTTCAAATAATTTGGAATACTTTGAAGATTTATTCAATAGACTTCAACAACTGAAAAAAAATAATTCTTTAAAGTATAATAATATACAATATGATTTAGGTTTAAATATTCAAGATGAACTTAAAGATAAAAAAGAATCTCCTTATGTAAAATTACGTGATTTAATTATGGGTCAAAATGATTTTATAAAACGACAAAATGATATAGTTAAATTTGTGTCATTATATTGCTATGAAGGAAATCCTGATATGCCAAATATAAATGATGGTGAAATGGAAGATAAATGGTGGTTATATTGTAATAAAACTAACACAAAATTATTACCAAAATTTCATTATATTTTAGCCTCAACATTTATTAATAATTATAGTAAATATGATGATGTATTGAACGATTTGAAGAGAACTATAGGAAAAATTTCAGATGATGGAGATGCATGGGTTGACGAACATAGTGGAGAAGTAATATGTATGATTGATTTAGATGTAACAGAGGGATTTAATGAGGGTTTTGTAGTAAAAAGTAGAGATATTTTAGAACAAGATGTTGGAGAAGTAATGTTAGAAAAATTAAAAGAAAAACGAAATAAACGTTTAAGCCCTGAGGGCGAATTAGTATCTAATATAATATCAATTTTGGCAACAAATATGGGAATAAATTTAGAATCTTCCAGAGAATTTATAATTCGTGTTGTAAGTGAGTTAATGAGTGATACAAAAATTATTGAAAAAGAATCGGCCTATAGGAAAAGAGAAGAAGAAGCAGCAAAAAAAGGCAAAAAATTACCATCCTATAGAACAGTTTATTCATCAGCAATTTTATATTTAACACTTGGTATGGTTTTAATTGATATACAAACAAGTATTCCTCCAATAAGAACCCGTAAAACGGCACCGGGATGTATCCGTTCTTTTTCAGGATTTCCATTTGAGGGTGAAGGAGATGATAGTTCCATAAATTATATATCTTGTGTTGCTCTAAAAAGTCATGACCCAACAACAATTCCTTGGAATATTTTACCAAAAAATGAAGAAAAAATTGCAACAACATTAAAATCATTTATTGTTAGATATTTATTAACAAATGGAGAAGTTGAAGAAAAAATAAAAGAAAAAACAGAATATTTGTTAGTTAATCCACATGATTTTATACCCGAAGAACATGATTTATCTAAATGGGTAAACTTCTTACCTCCTTTAAAACGGTTTAATATTTCACATTTACAAAATATTTCGGAGGGATTTTCCGAAGAATTACAAAATGAATTATATACAGGGAATAATAGACAATTTGAAAAGTTGTTAGTTTTACATTCCAAAATAATTGCTTTTTCATTAGCAATTCAAGAAGCTATACAAAAGATTGTTGAAAAGAAGAATCTATTATTAAAATCTGCTGGTCAATTATTTATGGAAAATGCTTGTTGTAATGAAACAAATATTTCTTCAATTACAACATTACAATATTTTATAAATGAAGACAGAAATATTGAATTGTATAATAATACAGTATTAAGTTTAAGTGGATTACTAAATGATATTAAAATTTTGACTGAAAGTGCAATAATGTTATCAGAAATTAATACTAAAAGAACCTTTCCTGAAATATCAAATGACTTTAGTGAGGAAACAATATATAAGGCATTTATAGTTTTATGTAAATTTCAATCTTCTATCCCATTATCAGAAGAATTAGCCACTGTATGTATTGATAAACCAGACTATTTAAAGAAAATGGATACTATTCAAGAAAAAATTGCAAAACTAAAGAGAGATGGAAGAAATTATACAAATGAACAATTTTTAAGATTATTTCAAATTGTGAGTAGAAATAATGTGATAAAAATATCATTAGGACAAGAAAATATGACTTGTGTTAGTTATCTTAAGAGAGTATTAATAAAATTAAACGAAGAGGATGATGAAAATGTTCCAAAAGCATTAACCCAAAAGTTGGAATTATTGGTAGAAAACTATGATGTAATGAATGAAGAAGATACAAGTGAAATGAGAAATATGAAAAATTATCTACAAATATCAATAGATAAAATGAGAAAAGATATTTTAGAATTTATTCAATTAAAAGGTAAAATAAATAATCTAGAGTTAAGAAAAATTACAAATTTTATAAAAACAATAAGTAGTTGGAGTTTTGATGAGAATCTAAGGAATGAAAATATTAAAATATCTGATGATGGATTGTATAATTATATAAATTTTATGAAGAATTATATAGAATTATTTATAATAGTATTTCCTTCCATGATTCTTAACCAAAGAATACAAACAATAGACCCGCCAAAATATTGGGGATTATCATTGGTTCATGTAAATGATGTAAAGGAAATGGTAGAAGATTTCTATAAACCAATAGAAAAATTTTATGGAGATATAACAATAAAAAATGTATTAAATGAGATAATGATAAAAAGTAGAGGAATCTATTTGCTGTCTCAAAATACTCCTATACTAACAAATATTAAAATAAATAATAAAGAAGTTTATAATAGTTTTGATAAGCGTGTAACAACTTTATTATATGAGTATTATTTCTTAAGTGTTTTAACAGATTATATGTATTTAACGAAGGACCCTTCAATGATAACAAGAATGTTAGTTGAACCTGAAAAAGGGGAATCCGATTTACTTTCAGCAGATTTTTTGATTGAACAACAATTAAGATTGGCTGAATCAGAACAGGAATTTATTGAAAGTGATATAATGAAATTAAATCAGGAAGTAGCAAAATTGTTAGTTACTTATTTACAAATAATGATGAAATCAAAGAATACAATAAATGTGTCATATAAAGATGTTGAGGATAAAGTATTTAAATTAAAAGAAGCAGAAAAGTATGATTTTACAGATAAATTAAGGGATATGACAGACGAACAAAGGCAAGTTGATACTATATTAAAACATCATAAATTAGGTCCTTTATATAGTTTAGGTATGTCAAAAGGTATAAAAGAATATGATCCAGAACATTTTGAATATGATAAACAAATTTCAGAAAATGTAGCTAGAATACAAAATAAATTAAAAAGAACAAAGGAAGGAGGCGAAGATATGGATTTTGATGATGTTGTTGAACAAATGGAATCAGATAGAGAAATTGAAAGAGATATAGCAATGGATATTAATACAACAGATGATTATGATGATGGCGATCCATGGGGCGATGAAGTAGAAAATTATAATGAGTATTTTTAGATAATTTTACATCTTTGTAGTAAGTTTATTAGAATTGATAAAGTAAATATTGTAAAAAAGTAATAATTATAATATATATATGTTAAGAACATTTACAAGAAATAATACAACTTTAGTATCAATAGTTATATTTTTAATGATTTTTGTTTTAGTTCAAATTCTTAAACCGAGTTTTATATATAATAAGGATGGTTCGTTAAGAGAATTTGGAGTTGGTTATAAGAACAAGACAATATTACCACTTTGGTTATTTTCCATAATTTTAGGAATATTGACTTATGTTTTGGTTTTATATTATTTAACCTACCGGGGATTAATTTAGCTACAATTTTCTTTAAGTTAAAAAAAATATTATATATTTTTTAACTTAAAGTTGTATGAATTGACATTTATGAAGTTATGTAGGTAGTTGAATTATTTAATTCAGCTTGTTGATTTTGGGCCTCTCGTTCTTGTATATAAGCATCATGTTCTGCTTTAATTTGATCAACACTTTTAACACATCCTCTTGTTGCTAAATTATAATAAACTATAGATGAAATTAAAATAGCCGTATATACATACCAAAAAGCCTCACCTATATTTTCTTTTAAAACAACTAAGTTTAATAATTGTTCTTTTATTTTTTCATTTTCAAATGAACCAACCGTCATTAAAGGTTTTAGAGTCTTCCATATATTTTCAAAATTATCTGGATTTATTTGATTTATTAATATTGATTTATTTCCACATATTTTTATAATAGCTTCTGCAGCTTTTGTTAGTTCATTTTTTTTCGTAGAATCTGTTTCTTTATCTATCATTTCATTTAAATCGGTTCCTAATAGTATTTCTCCAAAAATTTCATTTGCACCACCAGCTACTACATAATAACCTATTACATCGGAAAAAGCACTTTTAAAACCAGGAAATATTAATAATACTGCTAACAAAACTCCAAAAATTAATACCCATGGTATAAATGTAAATAAGGCAGCAGAACCAATATTTTTATCCAAAGAACCTCCACATTTAACCATTAAATAGGCAATATTCAAAAATAATTGAGAAACAACAACTACTCCCAAATAAAATGCTAAACTTTTCATATTTCTTATATAAAAATCAGACTTTGATTGTTCAGATTTTAGATCAGATAATGTTAGTTGTGGTTTACCTATGCTTGGAAATGCAAAATAAATTATTGTAATTATAATAAAGAATAACAATGATTGAAAAGATATATCCATATAGTTAATTAGTATAATTTTTTTTGTTTTTTATATGTATTTATTAATGAATTCAATAATAAATAGACCTAAGTTAACAGAAGCTGGAGTAAAATATTTTATAAATGAAACTCTTAAACAATGTCATCAGTTTAAAGAACAATATCAAAATATGATATTTAATATAACAATGTTAGTTTTATTTTGTATTATTTTAGGAATTTTGTTACTTTATAAATACAAAGGTAAACTAACACAAGAAGAAATAGAACAAAAAGAAGTTATAAAAAAACAATACATTCTTTCTAAAATAAAAAATTTTCAGGAGGCGAAAATTAGAGCTCAACAAGAATTAATAACAGGTTTACCACATTGGGAAAATGAATTTGATATTATAAAAAATAAAATTTAGAGTAATGGGGGTGGGAAAGAATAATATTAGGGAACCCCATTAAAATTAATAAAATCTCTTTAAGTTGTTTTATAAATATATATATTTTTTGTTAAAACTTAATTGATTACACCCATTTCCAAGCTGTTATTATAAATTTAACTTATACTAATTAGCATACATTTAACCATGTAATAATGAAGTTATTTATTTTGTATAACAATTTTTATTCTTTTTATTTTTAGGAAATATAATATGCAAGCAGAAAGAAAATAGAATAAATATATAAGTATATTCTATAATGACTGAACAAAATATATTTACACCTATTGTTGCAATTAATGAATTTTATAGATTAAAAGATAAATATGAATCTGGTTATTATGAAAAATATATTAAACCAATTGTTAAAAGTAATAAGTCTAACAGAGAAAAAAGAATTGAATTTTCTAAATTACCTAAACATGAATGTATTAATTGTAAAAGAAATGTAGGCACTTTATGGAATATTACTCTTAATTATAAAGAAAATATAAAATATTTTAAAGCTAAATGCGGAGATAAACAAGATCCTTGTCCTTTAGACATTCAGATTAATTATGCTATTAGAGAACCTATGGATATGGAAATTAGACTTGGATTGAATTTAATTGAAAAAATAAAACTTAAAATTATTAAAGAAAAAAACAATGCTCTTTTTTTTCAAAAAAATGTTTTTGATATTTTTAATGAATTAACTCAAGAACTTAAATCCGAAACTACCAATACCGGTTTTATTATTGAAACTAACATACTTAGAAATGATAATCCTGAAAAAGCTATTTTATTAAAACAAACTATTGATGAATTTGGAAAAGGTTTTATACTTCCTTTTAAACAAATGATTAGTGAATTTAACGAAACTAACAATGAATTAAAATTAAATGAAGCAGTTAAATTTTATATAAATGAAATGTTACCAAAATTAAAAGAAATACAATCTTTAAAGTATGATGTTAATGTTGTTGAATATGATGAAACCACTAATATTTATAAATTAATTCAATTACCTAATTCATTAGAAAGTAATGAATTTTTTTATAAATCTGATGATAAAGTTGTTAAATTTATTAGAGGTGTCCGAAAAGAAAAGAAACAAACAAGAAAAGCAGATTTAGAAATTACTAAAAAAAACAAATCAAGAAAAATTAAACCTATTGCATCACTTGTTTTAGAAGATGAAGATGAGGAAATTATTTCTCCAAAGGAAGAAGATTTAGAAGAAGAGTTAGAATAATTCCAAGGAATTTAGAAGTATAGAATAATTCCACCGAATTTAGAGCGTATATGTATGAAATTTTATTTGCTCTAAAATTTTTTGATTTTACTAATATAATAAACTAACAAAGAATTATCGACAATTTAATTATATATTATAAAAAAAATATACATAAATTATATATGCTTAGTAACTATATATCATTACCCATTTTTTTAATAAGTTTTGCTATTGGATTATTCTGTGTTTATATTATTGGACCCGAAACAAAAACAATTTATATCTACCCAAATCCTCAAAATTATATGAATATTCAATACAAAGATACGGCAAACCAGTGTTTTGAATTTAAACCAGTTGAAACAAAATGTCCTATTAATCCTTTATCCGTAAAAACAGTTCCAATTCAAAAATAATTTATATTATTTTTTATACTAAAATAATATAAATGTATCTTAATAAATTTGTTCATAGTCAAACTGGGAAAATAATAATGTCAGTATTATTAGGAATTGGTTTAGCAACATTTTTTAGACAAGTCTGTAAAGGAAGACAATGTAGAGTTATTTCATCTCCTCCAATTGAAGAAATCGAAGACCAAACATATAAATTTGATGATAAATGTTTTAAATTTGAAAAAAATGCTATAAACTGTAAATTGAATAAAAAAACTATTAAAATTGCGTAAATTTTAAAATACATGAATCTTTAGATAATATAATATGTCTGAAATTAATACAACAAGTATAAATGATTTACCTACAGATGCTTCTGGAGGAGGGTCCATAGGTGGAAATGTTAGTTTAGTTATAAATGAAACCGGGCAAAATACTATTGTTTCTCCTCCAATTCAACAATCTAATCCTCAATTAACACTTGACCAAAGCACTATAAGTCAAATAGTAAATGGATTACAACAGGCCAGTTTATCGGGTGCTACACAATTACCAAGTAGAGATATTCCTTTACAAACAGAACAACTAACTAATGATCCTAAAATACAACCAAATTATATTCCACAACCAACCCAACGAGATAGAGATTATATTAATGAGATTGATGATAATAATAATTATTACTATAAAGATGAAAAAAATCAAAATTCCTTAGATTCATTATATGATGAATTACAGGCACCTTTGTTATTGGCTGTTTTATATTTTTTATTTCAATTACCTTTTTTTAAGAAAATAATTTTTAAATATTTACCATTCTTTTGTAATACAGATGGTAATTACAATTTTAATGGATTAATTTTTACATGTGCTTTATTTGGATTTATATATTACACATTATCTAAAACAGTAAAAAATTTTAGTAAATTTTAGAGCAATGCGTATTATATTACCATCGCTCTAAATTTATTAGTTTTACTTATTATATATAAAAATGTATAAATCAAATCTATGTAAAAATTCTTGTAAACTAACAAAACTAAAGATTCAAAGGTTAAAATATCGAATGTAAATATATCTTTTTCACAAAGGAATAAAAAATATATATCTATAATATGTTTGACATATTTGTAAAAGAAATTTCAGAAAATCAAGCTGATATTATAAAATCTTTTGCAGTTTTTTATTTATTGTTAGTTGGAAATTATATTGGCTCGAGTATTTTTACTTGTAATCAAATTAATTTCATTAAAAATAATAATTGGTTAAAACTTTTATTATCTTTCTTTTTATTTTATTTTTTAGTAACTTTGGTCTCCACTACTGGAAAATTAGAATTTATACCTCCAATTCAAAAACTATTTTATTCCATTTTTTATTTTATTGGATTTTTAATTGTAATGCGTTTAGATTTTAGAATATCCGTATTAGTTTTATTATTAATATTTATAATATATTTTTTAGAATTAAATAAAGAATTTTATTTAGAAAAGGGACAAATTATAACAAATCTTGAGGATGAATATATATACAATTATAATAGATATTGGATTACATTAAATTGGCCTTATAAAATACGTTTATCTAAAATATCAAATAAGGATTTTAATTTTATAAATAAAATAGAAACAATTATTTTTTATATTATATTATTCCTGTTAGTTATAGGTTTTATTTCTTATGGAGGAGAGGTTCATGATACATTAAAGAAATCTAAAAATTTAACTTGGATTAAGGTTATTACAGATACTAATATTTGTAATTTAAAGGATCGTAAAAGTTTTTTACATTATTTCCAAGTCGGGCTTGGATTAAAGATTTAAAATATGCGTTGCTCTAAAAATTACTAAAAAAACATACCTTTTCTTTTTCTTGTGTGTTTTTTTTTCTTTTTAATAGTCTTTGTTTTTTTTGATACATCTTTTGTTGAATTTTCCTTTTTATCACTTGGTCTATATCTTAAAAACCATTCTTCGTATTCTTTTAAATTTTCTTTATCTTTCAGTTCATTATATTTTTGTGCTTTTTCTGCTCTCATTTCTTCCACAGTTTCTTGATGTCCCAAACAATTTATACTAAATCGTCTTAGTAAACCTTTTTGAGCTAATCTATTTTTTTCTTGGACTTCATATAAATATTGAGACATACATAAAATACGATCTTTATCATAATAGGGACGATCAATATATAAAAAAGCTAACCAAAAACTAAGCATGGTATCAATTGTTGCAATTTTAATATCTTGATCACCCTCTTTAACTACATTATAACTATGACATGCTAAAGGTTCATAAATAAAGGCTATTGTGTCTTTTCCAACTTTAATTTCATAATGTGGTGCAATAATTTCTCCTACACCTGGTCTTTTAATTATTTTAACATCTTTAACATTAATATCTGATAATCTTTCTTTAACTATTTGTGCTGTAAGCATAGGTTCTTCTGAAAGAACATCAAAATCAGGTATTTTTTCCAATTGATGTCTTAAATCCTTTGGCATATATTTAGAATACTTAGATAAAGCATAACCACCAAAAAAAACAACACCTTGATCTATAAGTGTTCTTTGAACATTTTCATATATTTCATCTGCATCTTTAGAATCGCTCATAGGACGTTGAAATTGATAAGAAGAGCAATGTTTTGATGATAAAGGATAGTGTTTATTTAATAATATTAATCTTTTTAAAACTTTTTCCCAACGACTTGTATCGCCAGCAGGTCTTGATAACTCAAGAAACATATTCATACGTAATAAATTAGGAGGGGAATATAAAATACCTGCAACTTTAATTGACTCTTTTTTAATAGCATTAAATAATTCTTTCGGAATAAATGTAATATCCGCAACAGGAATAAAATTTACAAAAACTTTATAAGTTCCATGATGTTGCCCAGATTTTCCTTCTACTTCTTGAAATCCATTTGCAACATAAATATCAACTAATTCTTTAGCATCATTTAAAGCATTGGGACTATAAAAATCATAATCAGGAATTTCCATATCTTTATTATAAAATTGGTCATTTTTAGGTAAAATATTATTTATAGCTGTTCCTCCGTAGCAAATTAATTGTTTTTTTCTTAGAAAGTTTTCAACAATACTTATTATACGTTTAATTTCTGGAGAATTAGCTGTTTTTCTTCCTTGTCGTTCTTCAGCTTTATCAACTGCTGCTCTTAAAATAGCTAATTCACAATCATTAAATGTCATTTTTTTATTACATATGTCTTTCATATTATTAATTGATAAAAAAAATATAATATGAAATTTTGTAAATAATTTTTACGCTTTGTTCTAAATATTAAATTTATAAAAATCAGATTGAACAATTCTTGGAGCATATGATAATTCGGGATTTTGTGGAGGAGGTAATGGAATTGTAATGGGAATATAACGTAAATTCTCTGGTTTCAAAACAAATGCATACCCATTTTCATCAAAGAAAACATCATTTTCCTCTATATTAATATCTATTTTTTGATACCTCATTCCTAAAAGTTGAACACCCATTTCTCTCATTACAATTCCACTTGGATTATCTGGATTAGCACCTTTATCTGGCATTCCTATAGTCATATTTTGTTTATTAAAATCTATAAGTTCATTCATATCAGGGGTATATTTAATATCATAATAGTGTAATGCTCTCATAAAAATAGAATTACTTGTCATATTTATAAATTTATAAAATTCAGGGCACTCTAAAAATGAAATATTACTTCTATCTACAATAATAACTACTTTTCCCATTAATTTTCGTAATTCTACATCTCCAAAATTTTTACCATAGTATTCTGAATCATAATCTTTACTTAATAAAATAGAATCATATTGTTCTAAAAGTTTAGCAAAATTTTGATACATTTTTTGATTTGTGCTTTTTATACGAAGATGAATAATAATGGGGTCTAATGAATTAGGCGCAGTGGATGTAGAAAAAGCATAATCACGAATAATATTTAAAGCATCCACAAAATTTACATAATTAAATGTTTCTTTAACATAATAACTATCACCAGTAGATGTAGCTATAACTGGCTGGTCATTAATTGAGAAAATTTCAAAATCAAGACCTCTAACACCTTGTTTCAATAAATCTTTCATTACACAAAGATCAACATAATCATTTTTATAATTTCCACCACTACAACAATTGTAAGCAGTCTTAATATAATAATCTTTAAATGTATAATTAAATTGTTCTGAATTATCAATCGATCTTATTTTCCCGTTTAAATCTCCATAAATTCTTTCCATTGATTTACAATTTTTACTTCTTAAACGACTATAATAAAAGTAATATAAAATTGTAATTAAAATAATAATAAGTGTTATAACAGTAATTAATAATACTGCAGTTGAATCTTTTAATTGAGTTACCGATTTAATGAGATTTTCTGTAGTTTTTGAAGCGTCCATATTATATTATATTATATAAATAAAAATAAAATTATTAGGTATTTGATTTGGATAAAAATTTTTTCCCTAAAATAAAAGTGAGAAAAGGTGTAATATTTAGAAATATATTTACACCTTTCAGATATTACAAAATTTTTTACTCTAATTCTTACAAAATATAAAATCTATAGGAATAACTACAAAATCTACAAAAATCTATTTCTATGACCAAATTTGGTATTTTCAATTTTTTGTAACTAACACCAATTATATAAAATATACATTCTAAACATGAAAAAAAATTATATTATGATGAATAAGTAATTAAAAATATTTTATTATACTATAAAAATATGCCTGGCGGATTAATGCAACTTGTTAGTCAAGGACAACAAAATATTATATTAAATGGAAATCCTACAAAATCTTTTTTTAAATCAACTTATCATCAATATACAAATTTTGGTTTACAAAAATTTAGAGTTGATTATGAGGGAAGTAAAACATTAAGATTATCTGAACAATCTGTTTTCACTTTTAAAATTCCAAGATATGCGGATCTTTTAATGGATTGTTATTTATCAGTAGCGTTACCAAATATTTGGAGTGGAATTTTACCACCACAACAAATCACAGAACAATCCACTTCCCAAGGTCTGGGAAATATTGAACAATGGGCTCCTTATGAATTTAAATGGATAGAAAATATTGGCGCAAAAATGATTGCTGGAATAAGTATTACTTGCGGAAATTATACCTTACAAGAATATTCAGGAGATTATTTATTAGCTGCGGTTCAGCGTGATTACAACGCCATTAAACGGAATTTATTTAATGAAATGATTGGTCAAGTTCCTGAATTAGTTGATCCAGCAAATGCTAATTCTCGTATTAACTCCTATCCAAATGCTTATTTTACTGGGGATTTAGCAGGTCCCGAACCATCTATTAGAGGAAGAATTTTATACATCCCATTAAATAATTGGTTTGGATTAAAATCACAAATGGCATTTCCTTTAACATCTCTACAATATAATGAATTACATATTAATATAACTTTTAGACCACTAAATCAATTATTTGTTATTCGTGATGTATTTGATGCCACAAATAATTATCCATATATTGCTCCTAATTTTAATTTATGGTATATGCAATTTTTTCGTTTTTTACAGCCTCCTCCAGATGTATGTATTGATATTGATTCATATACAGACCGTAGGACTTCTTGGAATGCAGATATTCATTTAAATTGCACCTATTGTTTTTTATCAAATGAAGAAGAAAGATTATTTGCTTTACAGGAGCAAAAATATTTAATAAAACAAGTTCATGAAAGAATTTTTACAAACGTAACTGGGCCAAATAAAGTTGAATTGGATTCATTAGGTATGGTTTCAAATTGGTTATTTTATTTTCAACGGAGTGATGCTAATTTACGTAATGAATGGTCCAATTATACAAATTGGCCATATAATTATTTACCATTAAATGTCATTCAGGCACCAACATTTGGACCATATACTATTTATAGAACCATTGGAGGAGTTTTAACACCAGTAGAAATAGGTCCAGGTGTAAATCCTGATGGAACTCTAACTGGAATTGTTATTAATCAACCATATAATATTCAAAATGAAAAAATGATTTTAATTGCAATGGGAATTTTATTGGATGGTTCTTATAGAGAAAATATACAACCAGCAGGTGTATTTGATTTGATTGAGAAATATGTAAGAACAACGGGAAGCGCACCTCCAGGATTATATTGTTATAATTTTAGTATTCATTCAAATAATTCAGATTTACAACCATCTGGAGCAATAAATATGAGTAGATTTAATCAAATAGAATTAGAATTTACTACTATTATTCCACCATTAGATCCATTGGCTCAAAGCTTAACAATTTGCGATCCTGAAACTGGTTCTATTATAGGTGTGAATAAACCTACATGGAGAATTTATGATTATAATTTTGATTTACATTTATTTGAAGAAAGAATTAATGTCGTAAACTTTATTGGAGGAAATGTAGGATTAATGTATGCAACATAAAAATAAGTAATACTATATCCCAACATCTCAATCTTGTAATATTTCATTTTACAATAAATATATGTAAATATTTTATATATATTTTGTATATTTACCAATGTTAAGACATTTTATTTCTAGAAATTCATTATCTTTTAACAGGAATCATATATTACATTTATCTCCTGAAGAAGTTAAATTATTAATAAATCTGGCTTCAAACATTACTGCTCATCCATCAAATGGTGCAGAATTATTTTGTGAGCAATCAGCTAAAATGGCTTTGTCTCTTCCTTTCAGGATAAAAAATACTTTAACTAAATTTGCTAATGAGGGATCATCTACAGGAATGTTACTTATTACCGGAATTCCAATGGATAATAAACAATTGCCCCTAACTCCAAAAGGAAATTCCGAGCATGTTGGAGAATTGACATTATTAGCTCGTATTCAAGCTATATTCAACCATATATATGGACAAATGATTGGTTACGAGGCAGAAGGTGAAGGGCGACTCTTTCAAGATTTAGTGCCTAAAGAGGAACTAAAAACCAGTCAAACCAGTTTAGGTTCAAATGTTGAACTAGAAATTCATACGGAGCAGGCGTTTTCAAAATTAAGACCGGATATTGTTAGTTTAGCATGTTTGCGAGGCGACCTAAGTGCAAAGACTTATATACTTCCAGTACATTATATTTTAGAATGTTTGACTCCATCTCAACAAGAGTTTCTTCGACAGCCAAATTGGACAACTGAAGTAGATATGTCATTCAAAATGAATGGTCACGAGTTTTTAGATGGAGATAAACGAGGACCAATTCCAATAATAACAGGTTCATTTGAGGATCCAAATTTAGTATTTGATCAAGATCTTATGAAAGGAAATAGTGATGAAGCTAAAGAAATGATAAATAAGATTGTAGAGATTTATTACAAACATCGTTTAGAGCATATATTAGCTCCAGGTGAAATTGTTTTAATTGACAATCACAGAGCAGTTCATGGTCGTTCACCATTTAAACCGAAATTTGATGGAAAAGATCGTTTTATTATAAGATCCTTTGCTGTTT